AACACATTTAAACACCTTCTCGAAAGAGTTATGGATAAATACATCATTTTAGACGATGAAACCGAGATAACGGACTCCGGCGCGTACACCGGAACGTTTTCTCTTGCTGGAAGGGATACCTCCCCAGACTGCGAAGTCGTGCAGCCTGGTGCGGCACCCGCCGATGGGCGGGTTGCGCATGCCAGACACCTTTGTAGGGTGCTGACAGACGCCTTTGGTATGAAACCTGCGGATGATTCTTGTCTTTCAAAGATTATCCGACGTTGGATGTCAATTACCGATTGTCGCTTCGAGAAATGTCTCAAAGCGGCCGTCGCTAGTTGGCACAACGTTGCTATGCTTCAGGATCAGATTGGCAATATGCCAGCCTGGCCCTCGAAGCTCTGTAGCCTCAAATCATTTCTTCCAGGGAGACCAGGGAAATTTCTTGGCCAATTGATGAGGAACATTGCTCGCAAAGCCGGTAAAAAGAATACCGGCGCGCGCAAGCGTGCCCTTACAATGGCCCAGACGATCCTTTTCATAAAGAAAGGATCCCCGGTTCCCCCGAAGGAGATGGTAAGAGAATCAGCAGAAGCACATCGTTCAGCTTTAGGTAATCGGGTCAAAGGGCGTTCTAAAGAGCCCGGATCCGTTTGGGATGATTTAGGTGAGTGGAGTGAAACAAAATGCACCAGAGTAGTGACCGACCAACGAAGGCGGTGCTGCTACAAGGTACCAGTTGAATTCCCCCATATTGATGACATCATACTCCAGGAAAACATGAATGACGTCGTTCGTCAAGTGTTCCCTCGTGGGTGTGGAAGAAGAGTTCGTAAGAACGCTCCTTTCCCATCCATTAATGGACACTTTTCGAGTGGCCGACGTCTCGGTGGCGCAGCAACCGAGATACTGTTTAACTGGAGGAGATGCCTATTGAAGCACGTGGGTAGGGATTTGATGGAAATGGTTTATCACCCGCATATAGGTTGCCATGCTGTCTACACGGACGTAGACGCTGCTTCTGAGGACTTTGCCGCCTTGCTAAAGGACGGTATGAAGAAGCAGAGGGGATTCGACACGACGGCGTCATTTGTGCTAGAGCCACTTAAGGTTCGCGCAGTGACCGCCGGTCCCGTGGTCCCCTATTGGTTACTGAAGCCTTATCAAAAGACTCTGTGGAAGGCCATGAAGGCTCATCCGACTTTCCGTTTGACGGGAGAGCCAGCATCCGCAGAGTCCCTCAACGAAATCTTCAGCGTTGAGGCAGGTGTCATGAAGGGGAGTGAGGGTAAAAAACTGGAAAGTGGTGATTATGCCACGAGTACGGACTCTATCCGCTCTTGCTTCTCTCGTGGTATCTGGAACACCATTTGTGAGTGGTGTGAGTTTCCCAGGTGGGTGCGTCGCCTGGGGGCGAAGGCTCTTGTCGGTCATAGGATACACTATCCGACCGAGTTGAATCTTGATCCCATCGATCAGGAGACAGGGCAGCTTATGGGCTCCATTATTAGCTTCATTGTGCTCTGCATGGCCAATGCCGGCGTTTGCCTGGCAGGTTTCCGTGCAGAGTTCGAAGATGCTGATAAGGAACTCAAAGAGTTGCCGCTCTTGATAAATGGGGATGACTGTGTGATGCTTTTCACCGCACGCCAGCGATCTCGCTGGGCGCAAGCGTCGGCTCACATAGGCATGGACCTCTCCGTTGGCAAGTGCTACACTGCCAAGGATTGGTGCCAGATCAATTCGACTGCCTTTATTCTTACACCCAGAGGGTTTGAAGTTGCTCCTTACATTAATTTCGGTCTTTTAGGCCGGGAGAAGGTTAGGGGTGGCGATCTTCGTACTTTCGAAGACCTATCCTCTTTAGCGAAGGAATTTTTGAAGGGTCATCATCCTGACTCCCATGATCATTTAATGTCCTTATTCATCAAATCTCATATTGAGAGTGGCTTGCTTGGCGAAATTCCCTCAGGAATGTCTTGGTGGTTACCAAAACACCTTGGAGGGTTAGGTCTTCCATGGACGCGATCCGCGCCCGTGGACGAGCAAATCTCTGCGAAACAAAAAATGTTAGCCACAATGATCATGAAGTCTTTTCAACCTGGGAATATCCATATCCGTGCCTTACCCGGCAAGGAGATAGATTTTCCGAATTATATACAAAAAGCTCTGCACCGTGATGACAAGCTCATGGTGTCTGTCCCCGACCGCGATCTCGCGGAGGAAGAGAAGATGGGTGATACCCAATTCTCTTCCATTGGGAGTTCTCTAGGGTCGCTCAGTTATGCCTCCTCCCTCTGGGAGTCAGCACTTGAGCTTCCTCAAGAGTTAACAGACGTACACCGCGAGGACTTCGCCCCACGTGTGCAGAAAGCAGAGATTCAGGTTGGAAAGAGGAACCTTGCGATGAGGAAACACTGGTATAGACTGTGGAAGGCTTGCGAGAAGGAAGAGGGGTTCGCTCCTCTTTCGGTCTTGCTGTCTTTCGAACCCTGTTCGCCGGTGTTACCGGGAGGGCTCGGGAGCGTATTGGAACGCATCCGGGCAATCCCCCGTAGGGTTTCTTGCCGCATTTCAGCAAAATACGAAAGCGAGTGCCTTGGGTACTCGGGCCTGCAAATGAAGGCCTCTTAGGAGGTTTGATTGTCGGGCGCGAGTCGCGCTTTTGTTGGAGTAGGAG